TAACCTCAAACTCTGAGACAATTCACAAAACATCAAACCAAGGAGACAACGTAATGAGCGGTAAGTTTAGCGTCGAGACTAAGAAAACGGACATCTTCAAGCTGAATCCGTCGGATATCGTCGTTCCCTCCGACCTACAGGGCAGGGCTTTCGAGCCTAACATCGAGAACCTGGCCGCTAGCATCAAGGAGCACGGTCAGCTTCAGCCTATCGGCGTACGCAAGGGAGACGAAGGAAAGCCCGTTGTCGTCTACGGCTTCTCTCGCTTGCGCGCAATTCTCGCCATCAACGAAGCGGGGGGCATCGACGGAGAGCCGATGCTTATCAATGCACAGCGGGTTAACGTGAACGCTGAAGAGGCTTTCATTCTCAACCTGAGAGAAAACCTTGACCGAAACGAGGTTTCGCCCATTGACACTGCGCACAACTTGAAGAAGTTGCGCGAGCGGTTCGGCAAGACTCAGAAGGAATGCGGAGAGCTGTACGGCAAGTCAGCCGCGTGGGTTGCGCAACACGACGCGCTCTTGACACTCTCCAAGCCCATACAGCGCAAGATTCACGAGGGAACCGTGCCGCTAGCTTTGGCGCTCATGCTGGCCGAACTGCCAGAAGCCGACCGCGAGCGCTTGCTGGCAATGGCAGAGGAGCTGAACGGCGGCAAGGCAACCCGTGCGAGCTTGCGCCAGGCCGTGATACAGGAGACGGAGAGCCAAGACGACGCGGAAGAGACGGAGAGCCAAGACGACGCGGAAGAGCCAGCGCCAGCAAAGGCCCTGAAGCCCAGCTTCAAGGTCATCAAGGAAACGCTGGAGGAGTGGTCGATGCTGCACCCGGTGTTTGCCATCGTCCTGGACTTCGCGAACGGCACAATCGCTGAGAGCACCTTGACCAAGAAGCTCAAAGCCGCTGCACCGGAGATGACAGACACTAGCAAGATACCGGGCCGGAAAGGCAAGTAGCCTCCGACCCTGAGAAGACCCCGGGCCAAGTGCCCGGGGTTTTTGCTTTCTTGCGATTCGGACAAGCGCTTGCGCTTATGCCTTTTATTTGAGCGGAAACGGGGCATACGCGGCCGATTGGGGTCGGGGTAGGGGTAGACCAAGGGTCGGGGAATGAAGCCGCGTACGGGGCTGCTAGGGCCCTAGAAACGGACAGGTAAACATCACACGCTGTGATGCCCCACCAAATCAGAAACGGCAAGCCTCGTGTTTCGCGCGTACGCTCGCGCACATACGCACGCCTGCCCGTGCACCCGCGCGCCCGCACGCCCATGCGCACGTACGCACACGCGACCCTGAGCCGCGAGGCAAAAGGCTGGCGGCCCGGCGGTTCAACGGCCACGAGGCCACGGAGTTCCAGCGCCACCGGGGCAGGCGAGCGGCCCGTGGGCTCGCAGAGCCCATCGGCACCACAGTTCCCAACCCACCCGCCGCTGTGAACCCGCTGGTTCTGCCGATTCCCGCAGGGCACTTCGATCCCCAGAAATCCAAAACCCTTTTGTAGAGCCAAAGCACAAAGCAATTTCTTATTATTCTATATATTCTATATATATATAATATTAATACGTATGCATTACGGGCTTTATGCTTTTTCCTTTTTTTTATTCCCTATAGTTCGGACGTTTTTCACCCGAATCGCAGGAAACCGCGAACAACCCAGACGCTGAGCCGATCTACGGCCACCTGGATTCCCATGTATTTCCCCGGTGGCGACAGAATGCCAGTGATTTTTCTGCTACCTGGCCCAGAGATTTTTGCTACCTAACTTTGCTGTCGATTTTTCGACGACACTGCCGACCCAGTGATTTTCTGCTACCTGATTTTTAGCAGCCACCCCGGGCCCAGAGATTCCTGCTACCTACGGCCCGACGCCCCGCCCCAGTGGTGTCCGATATGACCCATCCCGGTGACACATTGGTACACTCGCCTCACGCCGCGATCACGCCAGCGCCATCAACGTGATCGGCGTGACCGACTCCAGCCTGACATCCTCGTGGGTCGGTTGCCCCAGTGGAGTTAGAAGTTTGTAGGTGCCTTCGGACCAGCCGCGTCGGACCTCTCGCAGCAGAGTCTGCGACGATCCCTTGATCTTGACCAGGCAGAGACGATCTAGCCCAGAGGCTAAGTCTCTCCCGGTATCCCCCCGCACCGGATGAAAATAGATCAGAGCGCCCGAATAGTGGCGCGGCTCCTCGACGCAGACGCGAATCACGGCCACGTTCTCCCCGGTGGCGATGGGCTTGGAGACCCGCTTGGGGCCTCGCGCTTCGCCCCAGTGTACAATCCACCCCGCATCGACCCAGCCCTTGACCTCTACCGATTCATCGGTCCGCAGGCCCTCGGCTTGCTCTTCGGAGATCTTGCCCGCCCGAGACAGCACTTCCTCCAGAGACTTGCCCAACAGCTTCGCAATGATGGCCGCCTCTTCGGCTTGGAGGTGGCGTCGGCCCTGTAGGAACCGAGTGATCTGAGACGGGTCGAGCGCCCCTCCATCGGGCCCGGGAAGCCGTGCGGCTACGTCTTTCTGCGCAAGCCCGGCCCGCGCGAAGCAATCGCGGAACCAATCGGCATCAACATCCACGATGACTGGCGCGCGCTCGTGCTGTTGTGATGCCCCCCGTGGCTTCTTCTTTGTCATAGCGAGCCCGCCTTTCTCTCAAGCTCAACCATATCACTGATGGCAACATGTTGCAAGGGTTCAATCTCGCGAATAGGCTTAGAGCCTGCGTTTCGGAGGGCCTGCGCGGTCCTCGACTCTTCGATGATTCAATTCCCGTGGAGCCTTCTGCCCGCGCGTGCTAGGCTTGCGCAAGGAGTTGCAGCAATCACAACTAGATTGCCGAAGATGTAATGGATGCAAGCCAGTCGGAGTCCGTCGCGCCCACAGCGGCCCGGGTGATCGCGAAGTTCGGAGGCCCGCGCCGTCTCTCCCTCGCGCTCGCGGCGGTGGGATATGAGATCGACCGGCGCTCCATCTACAAGTGGATGTGGAGCATTGAGCGCGGCGGGACTGGAGGCCTGATCCCCACGGCAAGTATCCGCCCGGTGGTCCTGGCGGCCCGGCTGCAGGGGATCTTGCTGACGGCAGAGGACGTGGCGCCGTGGTGACGACTCGGGCCCTGCGCCTGCTCGACGACCCGAGCCTCGAAGGCGAGCCGCCTTGTCCCTGCGACACGTGCCCGCTTTCGTCACGATGCTCAGAGAGTGAGGTGGCGTGTTTGGAGTTCGGGAACTGGGTGCTCGACCGCCCCAATCGACCAGGGGAGGCAGTGGACCCGGCGGCCCGCGTTCCCACGGCTGACATCTTTCGGCTCACCGCGTTGGACCTCGATGACCCGGAGCTAGACGACATGGGAGGGCTGATCAACCCACTTAACCCTCCGACATTGGCAGCGATCACCGCAGCGCAAGTGCTTGCGAGTAACGCAAGGCCATGGCATCCTGTACGGCAAACACCTCAGGGGAGGAAGCTGCCTCGGGCCGTCAGGCTGGCGCCGCTGACTCAAGCCGAGCGCGTGCTGATGTGGTTCGGCGGCCCCGTGGTGCTGTCGAAGATCCTGGCCGCCGTAGGCTACACGCTGTCGGCCACAGCCATGTACTACTGGATGTATACAAAGGAGCAGAGCCCGTGGGGAAGAGGTGGCGTTGTGCCTGTGGCCACGCTGCGCGCGTTGTCGGGGCTGGGTCGGCTGCTGAACCGCCCGTTGCCCGAGGGCATTGCGCCGCCGGTACACACAAAAGCCACCTAGGGGCTGGACAACGGACCCGGTGGTCGGGTACGCTGAAGGTATCACGGACCTACGAGCCAGTGTATCGGCCGTCCACCGCCGGGCCTGCGGGCATAGCGGTGACCGTCGCTCGTAGCACCCCACAAGCATTGCAGTCGGGCTGGTCTCTGCGCGCCCGGTCTGGAGGACTCTGTGCGTAGCACCTCGACGTCCCGCCACATCATCCTCGGCATCGACCCCGGCCTCAAGGGTGCCATCGCCGCCATCGACTGGAGGACGCACGAGCTGCTTAGCGTCCACGATATGCCGTGTCTCCGTGTGCGTGGGCGCGACGGCCACACGCGCGACGTGCTCGACCTGCCCAACCTCGACCGCATTGTGCGAGGGTTCGCAGAGTCTGCGAAGTTCGCGGTCGTCGAAGACCCCGATAAGGCCCAGCCGCGAGACGGGCGCACGTCAGCGATGCGGTACGGCAAGAATGTCGGCGTGGCTCTCATGTCGGTGGTCGCGGCCGGCGTGCCCCTGGCCACCGTGCTCCCCGAGACGTGGAAGCCCGCGCTGCGTGTGCCGGCCGACAAGAAGCTCGCGGTGGCGGCAGCGGAGAAGCTGTTCGACGAGCCCGTGGTGTTCCGTGGCCCCCGGGGCGGTGGCCTCGATGGTCGCGCGGAGGCGGCACTGCTCGCGTGGTTCGGGGTCAAGCACCTCGTGCCCGGCGCCCAGGTCTGAGCCGTCGTGAGCCTCTACCCCTACCAGGCCGAGGGCGCCCAGTGGCTCGCGAATCACAAGAGCCCAATCGCCTACCTGGCCGATGAGTGCGGGCTGGGCAAGACACCGCAGGCGGTCGAGGCCCTGGAGCGCATCAGCTCGGTGCGCTCGCTGATCCTCTGCCCCGGTGGCCTGCGCGGCAACTGGGCCAGGGAGATCGAGCGGTGGGGCGGGAGCTGGATGAAGGGGCAGCGCGTCCAGACTCTGAAGAAGCTGAAGGACAAGCCCGACGTGCGTGTCGGGGTCACCATCGCCTCGTACGACTACGCGGCCAAGAACGCCGAGGCCCTCAAGGCCCACGGCCCCTACGACGCGGTGGTCTGCGATGAAGCGCACGGGCTGAAGTCTCACACCTCCTTGCGCTCGAAGGCGATCCTCGGGACGAAGGGGCTGCTGCGGGCCGCCAAGCGGCTGTGGCTCCTGTCCGCCACGCCGATGCCCAACAACCCCTCGGAGCTGTGGGTCGTGTTCAAGTGCGCGGGGCTGACCGCGATGTCGTACGACGACTGGTGCGCGAGGTACTGCAGCGGCTACTGGATCAAGCCGAACCCTCGCGCACCGCGCACGTTCTGCATTACAGGAGCGAACCGCGCGACTCTCGACGAGCTGCGCCAGATGGTCGAAAGGTCGGGGATCTTCTTGCGGCGAAAGAAGGCCGAGGTGCTCACGCAGCTCCCGCCCATCCACTTCCAGACGGTCACGGTGCCGGCGGGCCAGGTGGAGCTGGACCTCACCTCCCTGGTCTCGTGGGTCTGGCCCGTCGATGACCGCAAGAACCTGGCGGCAAAGGTCGATGGAGAAGAGAAGCTCGCGCGCGCCGCGCTCGCGGCTGCCGACCCTGCCGCCGCGCTCGAAGGGCTCGGCAAGTCGGTCGTGACCCTGCGCCGCATCATCGGGCTGAAGAAAGCGCGCTCCGTCGCCGCGATCATCCGAGAAGAGCTTGAGGCCGGGGCTTACGAGACCGTGGTGCTGGTAGCCGAGTTCCGCGACACGATCAAGGAGCTGCAGCGCGAGCTGCACGACTTCGGGGTGCTCACGATCTGGGGCGGGATGAGCGGTGACGAGAAAGATTCGATCGTTGACAAATTTCAAAATGGCGAGCGGGCGCGCAAGGACGGGCGCCTGCTGCACCGCGTGATCATCCTGAACGTGGTGGCGGGCGGCACAGGGTTTACCCTGACGCGAGCCAGCCGTGTCGGCATGGTCGAGCGATCTTACGTCGTGGGCAATAACGTCCAGGCTTACCTGCGCGTTCACCGAATTGGACAGACGGAGCCCGTGACCGTGGTGTCGTACGAGCTGGAAGACTCGATTGACCAGGACATCTCGAGGGTGCTGCAGCGCAAGGAAGAAGAGATTACAAAAATCTTCAAGTAGGTACTTGCGATAGTCGCAAGATGATGTTACTATCTCAACATCCACGGTGCGACGAGAACGAACGAGCGAGGTGTGGATGGACAAGGATGTCTACCGGAGTGAAGTGCTCGACCTGCTATCGCGGGTTGCTACGGCCACCGAGAATCTGGTCTTCGAGATCCAGAAGCTCCGGGAGGAGGTGAAGCCGCAGCCGCGAGCCCCCCGCAAGAAGAAGGGAGTGCCAACTGTTTCGACCGGAGAGGTGATCCAGAATCTGCCGGCAGCGATGACCGTCGCGCCGCCTGACTCCGCGCCTCAGAGTCTGTTCCCCGAGGATTACAACAACCATCTGTTCTAACACGTTTCAACCAGCAAGGAGAAATCAATGAAGGTCAAGTCCCACAACATCACCAGCACTGGGTTCGGCAAGGGCAAGCGCTACGACGAGAAGGAGCAGCGCAGGGCCGTGAAGCTGATGCAGAAGCTCGGCGTGGTCGAAGCGTCGAGGCAGACCGGCGCGTCCATCACGAGCCTGTACAACTGGCAGGCGAAGTTCGCTGGCGAGAAGGCCGAGGTCGCGGCGTGACCCACATCCTCGACGTGGGTCGCATAAAAGACCCCGTTCAGGAGATCCGGGAACGTCGCGCGGTGGATGGCCACAACGACGTTCCGTGGACGGACTTCGACATCGACTGCCTGCTGGAGCGAATCGACCGAGACGCGGCAGACATCGAGCAGTACAAGTCGAGGCTTTCCATCGCCGAGCCCATCGCGCACCGAGCCCTTGAGCCCGAGCGCGCTGCGGAGCGGCTGCGGAAGGACAAGGCGCGCGAACGCGAGGAGCGGGAGCACGCCTACGGCCTCAGACGCTGCGTAACCGGAGGGGATGGGAGACCGTGATAGGATCTATGCTGAACGAACTGGAATCGACAGGGAGACGCCCGCACGCGGACTTCGTTCTCACGAAGGCTGTTCACGAGTCGGTCGTCGAGGCGGAAGACGACCTCGACCCCGAGGGTCTGTTTCCCCCGGCGGTCAAGGGGCACCCCGGCTTTCTGGCCCTGCTCGACGAGATGCGGCAGACCCACATCAAGAAGGGCACCGACTACTCCAACCCCGACGACATCCTGGCGAACCTCAGAGGCTGCGAGACCTTGGGGGTTCCAGCGTGGATGGGCGTGATGGTCCGCATCGGCGATAAGTTCGCGCGGATCACGAACCTGGCGCGCAAGAAGTGGCTGGGCCAGTCAGGCCCAGCGGTGAAGGACGAATCCATCCGCGACACGCTTCTGGACCTGGCGTCCTACGCGCTGCTTGCGATCATCTTGATGTTTGAACAGGAGCCGAAATGATCATTCCCAGCACAGAGTTCAATATCGCTGTAGGTGACACCGGGATTTATCTCGATGTCGGTCCCGAGTCGGAGGGGTTCCCTCTCGTCAAGCGTCCCTGCCAAGTGGCGAAGGTGCACGGGGATCGCAAGTGCGACCTCGTGGTCACCTACTTCCCGTCGAAGGATGACCCTTCTGTCCGCCAGGGTTACCAGGCGGTGGCGCTGGTCCCGAAGTACGGCGTCGAGTTCCACGAGGGCTCTGAGGACGACATCGAAGGACGCAGCAAGTGGACGCTGACGGACTTGGTCTGGGAGGAAGAAGAGTGATCCAGCTCGTCAATCGGTTCGGCGACGTGCTGTTCAAGTCAGACACTGCGACGACCACGGAGATCAACCAGCCTTGAAGCCCTACGACCACGGGCGCGTGTCGGTGAAGAAGTGGGGCGGGAAGCCGGAAGACTACCAGGCCATCCACGACTTCATCGACAGCTCGAAGGCGGCGCACCCGGATATGCGTCACCGCGCGATCCTACACTCTGCGTTCGGGATCTTCATCACGGAGCGGGTATTCGGGATCAACATCACCAACAGCGACGGGAGGCTCGTGTCGGTTCGCGACGTTGCCGAGCAGCACGTCATTGACGACATGGGCCGCATCCCCACGGTGCAGGACTACCTGGACGGCATGCCGTTCTACGACTGGCTGGGTGGTCCGACGAAGAAGACACGAACCTTTAATTTGAACGATCTCGAAAGGATGAAAGATTAATGGGTCTCAAGGAAGTCGCGGAAAAGTTCGCCGCAGCGAAGCAGGAGCTTGCGGCGGAGGCGGCCAAGGCCGGCAAGGAGTCTGTAGTCGAGCTGTTCAAGAGTCTGTTCGAAGCATTCGAGCAGGTGAGCTGTGTGCGATGGCGCCAGTACACTCCTTCGTTCAACGACGGCGAGCCCTGCACGTTCCGCATCTCGGGCCCCGAAGTCTTCATCGGCGACCCCGACGAAGAGAACGAGGTGAGCTGGGCGGATAAGACGCCCCTGGGCCTGGCGGTGAAGGAGTTGGAGAACAGCTTCGACGGCTACTCGGCAGTTCTGGAAGAGATCTTCGGTGACGGCTACGAGATCAAGGTGCTGCGCGACGGGCGCGTCGAGGTCAATGACTACTACGAATGAGGCGCTCACCGCCGAAGTGCTCCCCGAGCACAGCCCCATCGGGGGCTCGCAGGCCGAACGTGTGATGAAGTGCCCGCCGTCCGTGCTCCTCGCCGCCGACTGCTCCTCAGAGTCTGGCGAGGACGCGCGGATCGGGACCAAGGCGCACAACGTGGCCAAAGGGTGGCTGGAGAACGGCGAGTTCCAACAGCGCCTCGACGACCCCGTGGACCCTGAGATGCGCGAGGCCGTGCGCGTCTATGTGGACGCGGTCCGAACCGACCTTGCGCCCTGTGTGGCGCAGGGCCACCGGGTCGAGCTTCACATCGAGAAGCGGATCCACGTGCCCTCGATTCACAAGTACGCCTGGGGCACGCCCGACGCGGTGGCCTTCTGCCACCACTGCCGCAAGCTCACGGTGTACGACTACAAGCACGGTGCCGGTGTGGTCGTCGAGGTCTTCAAGCCCGTGGAGGACGAGGCGGGCAACGCGACCGGGGAGTGGGAGATCAACTACCAGTTGCGATTCTACGCACTGCTGGCGCTTCTCGCACACACCTGGCCCGCTGCGACCATCGAGCTGGTGATCTGCCAGCCGAACGCCTTTCACGCCGAGGGCCCCGTCCGCCGCAAGGCCGTGCAACCCACCGAGCTGCTGGGCTTTCGTGCCCAGTATGCGGAGCGGGTCCGCCAGGCCTACGCGGGCGAGGGCGAGTACAAGCTCGGCAGCCACTGCCGCTGGTGCCCGGCATCTCACAAGTGCCCGGAGAACCAGAAGGCCGTCGCGGTCCTCTCACAGTCTCAGTTCACGCCTCCCGCTGAACTGCCGGCCGAGAAGCTTGCGGCCGAACTGCGGCTCGCTGCCGTGGTGGAGAACTACATCCGAAACCTCCGGGCCCACGCCTACCGCGAATCGCTCGCGGGCCGCGTTCCCGCTGGTTACAAGCTCGTGGCGAAGCGGCCCTCGCGCCGCTGGACTGCCGACGAGAGTGCCGTTGCTCAGACTCTGCGCAGCGATTTCGGTCTGGCAGATGATGAGATCTACGAGCGCTCTCTGCGCTCACCGGCGGCGATTGAGAAGTTCTTGACCGCCCCGGGAAAGCGCGAGCTGAAGGAGTCCGAGCTGTACGAGTCCAAGTCGTCGGGCGTGACTCTCGTGGCCGATGGCGACAAGCGGCCCGTGGCAGCTCTGCCCGCTCCTGGTTCCGAGTTCGAGAAGCTGATGTTGACCTCTGGTGAAAATACCTTTTCATCGGAGTCGGATAACTGAAAGGATAATTTCAATGGCCAAGGAATCTGTGACCCTGCCCGTCGGGACGCTCAACTTCCCGAACCTGTTCGAAGCTCGGCTCAATGACATGAACGGCAAGATGGAGTTCGGCTCCGACGTGATCTTCTCGCCGGGCGCCAACCTCACCGAAGTGAAGGACGTGATCCACCGCCTCGCGCGCAAGCTGGACCCGGACTACCAGAAGGCGCACGACGAAGACCCCGAGAAGTTCACGCTTCCGCTCAAGCCGTGCAAGAAGGACAAGAAGGGCCGCTGGCCCGAGGGTCACCGCGAGGGCGGCTTCTGGCTCAAGGCGAAGACGAGCACCACGAAGCCCGTCGTCGGCGAGGTGGTCAACGGCAAGTTCGCCGCCTTCACGGACAGGACCAAGATCTACTCGGGCGTCCAGGCCGTGGTCTCGGTGGTCTTCTCGACCTACAAGAAGGCCGGCAAGATGGGCGTCACGTGCTACCTGAACAACGTGTGCAAGGTGGCCGACGCTGAGCCGCTGACGGGCCGCACGGCCCCGGAAGACGACTTCGCCGCCGTGGCCAGCGCTCCGACCGGCGGTGCGTCCACCGATTCGGTGTTCAAGTAGGCTGCACGCCGCGCTGGCTCTTGCACAGAGAATTGCGATTGGTGCAAGTTGCTGGCGCGGCAGCAACCGAACGCGATGGCAGCGAGATCAGGAAGGCGAAAGAAGAAGTCAGACGAGCCTGTCCGTTTCTACGCCCCCGAGTTCCCGCGCTTCTTCCAGAAGCACAGTATCTGCGAGGACTGCGATGGGCTGGGGCTTGTCGAGAACGTGGACGAGTGCGCGATCAGCGATCAGGCCGAGCCCTACACCGAGTGCGAGGAGTGCAACGGGAAGGGCGTTTACCTGCGAGTAGTCGAGAGGAGCTACATACATTGAGCAAGCAGCGAAAACTGCACCTTGACTGGGAGACAAGGAGCGCGGTGGATCTTCGGGAGGTGGGGCTGTACGTGTACGCACGCCACCCCAGCACCGACATCCTCTGCGCCGGGTGGGCCCTCGACACGGAGGGCGAGCCCGACACCGAACCCCAGATTTGGGTGCCCGGTGAGCCGATCCCTACGGAGATCCTGAACCACCTTGCCTCTGGCGGTGCGGTCTATGCGGAGAACGCGTCCTTCGAGCTGGAGATCTGCAACTGGGTGGGCGTGAAGTACGGCTGGCCCACGTTGGATCCGGCTCAGGTGTACTGCACCCAGGCGATGGGCCTCGCGCACGCGCTGCCGGCGGGTCTCGACAAGAGCGCTGAGGCGATGGGCCTCGGCGTGGAGAAGGACGCGGCGGGGCGGCGCATTATGCTGCAGCTCTCGCAGCCGCGCAAGAGCGAGACCGTCGAATCGACCGATCTGGCGGTGGAAGCGTGATGGCCTTGCCCGTTAAGTGCAGTCGCTGCACGCTTCCGATCTTCGTCGAGGAACCCTCAGACTCTGCGGCTGTGATCTACGTGTGCAAGGCGTGCTTCATCCGCCATCGCCGGGAGGGCGGGAAGTGATCTGCACTGAGTGTCACAAGAAGATGTTCCCGGTGAAGCGAGAAAAGATCGCCGACACCGACAGGATGGTCTTTTTTGCCGGCAGCGATCGTGCGTTTCGGTGCGAGTGCGGCTGCAACGTCTTCCGCAGCCCTGTAGACAAGCCGCTCGTCTACATCTGCAACTCCTGTGACGCGCGTTGGGTGGGAGAGCAATGACCGCCCTCCGCGTCACTTGGTGGGACAAGGCCTCCTACCCCGAGAAATACGAAGCACTCTACAACTACTGCAAGCAAGACATCCGCGTCGAACGCGCGAAGGAACAGAAGCTGTATGCGCTCAGTCCAGCCGAAAGGCAAATCCAACTCCTTGATGGTCGAATCAACCGCCGAGGGGTCGGCGTTGATCTCCCTGCAGCTCGGGCGGCATTGCATCTCGTTCGTGCTGAACAACGACGCCTTGACTCTGAGATGGGACGACTCACTGAAGGGGTTGTCTCAGGTTGTGGTCGAGTCGCGCAGCTCAAAGACTGGCTCTGCGACCTTGGTTTTTCCGAGTCCATCGCCGGTCTCGACAAGATGCAGATCCAAGAGTACCTCAAGCGGGACGACCTCGACCCGCGCGTGCGCCAAGGGCTGCTGTACCGGGCCGAGTTCGCGAAGTCCTCAACCGCCAAGCTCGAAGCCCTGATCAACTGGGCCTGCCCAGACGGTCGGATTCGTGGGATGTTCCAGTTCCACGGCGCCGGCCAGACGGGGCGGTGGGCGGGCCGTGGCCCGCAGCCGCAGAACTTCCCACGTCCCCGCAAGGAGATGACCCCGGCGGCGCAGGAAGAGGTGATGATGTGGCTGGGCCTCGTGGGGCAGGGGAACAACCTCTCCGACAGCATCGCCGCCTGGCCGTTCGCGAAGTACGGGTCCGTGCTGCAGGTGATCTCGGACTGCCTCCGTGGCTTCTTCGTTCCTGCGCCCGGCTACGAGTTCTATGTCTGCGACTATGCGAGCATCGAAGCTCGTGTGCTCGCGTGGCTTGCGAACGATTTGAAGAAGATCGAAGCATTCAAGACCCACGGCAAGATCTACGAGATGAACGCGGCGATCATCTTTGGCAAAACGCTGGAGCAGATCATCGCGCTGGGCAAGGACAGCTTCGAGCGCTTCATCGGCAAGTGCGCCGAGCTGGCACTTGGCTACGGCGGCGGCGCGGGGGCCTTCCTCCGGTTCGCCGAGGGCTTCGGTGTTCGCTTGGACGAAGACCCCCAGGTCGCAGAGGCTAAGGCCGAAGAGATCAAGGCGGCCTGGCGGCGGGGTCACCCGCGCGTCGTGTCGCTCTGGTACGAGCTGGAGGAAGCGGCGGTGCGCGCCGCCACGGGGAGGGGCACAGAGTCTGCGGCGGGGGGTCGGATTAAGTACAAGAAGGCCAACGGCTATCTCTGGTGTCAACTGCCCTCGGGCCGCACCATCGCGTACCCCGCGCCGCAGGTGGAGTCCACGAGCTTCAAGGGAAGGACGAGGCACCAGCTTACCTACATGGGCGTGGACGACTTCACCAAGAAGTGGACCAGGCAGAGAACGTATGGGGGCAAACTGACCGAGAACGTGGTGCAAGCCGCGTCGTCTTGCCTCCTCCGCAACTCGCTGACTCGTGTTGAGGCGCGCGGCTGGCCCGTCGTCTTGCAGGTGCACGACGAGCTTGTTGCGGAAATTGCAAGTGGATCTGTCGAACTCAAAGAATACGAGCACGAAGTCTGCGTGCTGCCAGGTTGGGCTGAGGGCCTGCCGATGGCGGTCGAAGGCTGGAAGGGACGGAGGTATCGGAAGTAATGCTGTGGAGCATTTACGTACTGCGCAGTCAGACCACCGGGGAAGTCCGGTACGTGGGGATCACCACGAACGAGGAGATGCGCAAGTACCAGCATTCGTTGAAGGCCACGGCGCGCAAGTCCGCCGGGGCTCGACGGGCGGTCATCGCGCTGGGCCCAGACTGTGAGTTCGCTGTCGTGCTTCGTGGCATCGACGGCCAGGCCACCGCTCTGCGGCTGGAGCAGCAGATGGTTCAAGAGCTGGTAGGCAAGGGGCATAGGGTCGAGAACGCGGATCGACGGAAGAAGAGATCTGGGCCCGCGCCCAGCGCGTGGGGTGGGGATCAGCCGTGATGAACCTCCTCGACTACGCGCTTCTCGCCGCTGAGCACGGCTTCTGTGTCTTCCCGCTGCGCCCGCGCTCCAAGCTTCCGCAGGTCAAGAAGTATCCCGAGCTGGCGACCAAGAGGTCCGAGGTCATCCAGGCCTGGTGGGCCAAGTGGCCGAACGCCAACGTGGGCATCAGCACCTCGCACTTCGCGGCGGGGGCTCTCATCGTCATCGACGTGGACAACAAGGACGGGAAGCGGGGCTCGGACACTATCGCTGCGCTCAGGCAGCAGGGCTTCGAGTTCCCGTCCACCTTCACGCAGCGCACGCCCACGGGCGGCGAGCACCTCGTGTACTCCGCACCCTACGCGGTGAAGCAGGGCGTCGAGGTGCTGGGCCCTGGGCTCGACATCCGGTCCCGTGGCGGCTTCATCGTCGGCGCGGGCTCCACAGTCGATGCCGGCGAGTATACCGCAGACTTCAGCGTTCCGGCCGCGCCCGCGCCACAGTGGCTCCTCGACCGACTGGAGCGCTCGGACTACGAAGACAAGAGAACAGCCCCCGGCGTCTTCTCCACGGACTCCGTCGATCAGAGGAAAGCGAAGCAGCGGGCCGTTGACTATCTGTGCGGCTTGGACACCGCTGGGGCAGGAGAGCGCAACGCCGCCGGGTTCCGCGCGGCTGCGCAGCTCAAGGACTTCGGTCTCTCGCGGCAGTCGATCCTCGACATCATGCTGGAGTGGTGGAGCTGCCAGCCGATGCTGGACCACGACGAGCTGCGCAAGATCATCGGGTCAGCGTTCGACAACAGCGACCTGCCCCCTGGCAGCGCTTCGCCCGAGATCGCGTTTTCGCAAGTCGTGCCTCATGCCCCCGAGGCGCAGGACGGGAAGGAGGTCTGCGAGACACCCCCGCCTTCAGACTCTGCGACCGGATGGATGGCCGACTACAACAGCAAGTTCGCGCACGTGATCATCGGGAGCCGGGACTTCGTGCTCTGGGAGTCTACAGACCACGAGGGCAATGAGCGCACGGAGTTCCTGGCCGTCGAGACCTTCTACCGGCGGATGGCCAGCGACATCCAGATCTCCGATGGCGGGAAGGCGCAGAAGCGTGCGCAGCTTTGGATGAGTGACCCGGCGCGGCGCACGCTCGACGGGATCTGCTTCGTCCCGGGCAAGGAAGTCAGCAAGCGGTTCTACAACCTCTGGCGCGGCTTCAGCGTGGAGCCCGCGTCCAAGGACGTGACGATGCACTCGTCGGTCGCCGCGTTCCTGGAGCACGCATACCTCAATGTCTGCGGCTCCAACCACGCCACGTTCGCGTACCTGATCGGCTACTTCGCCCACCTGATTCAGCGTCCGAGCGAGAAGCCGCTCGTGGCCTTGGTGTTCCGGGGCGAGAAGGGGAGCGGGAAGAACGCGCTCGTGGACAGGGTGGGCCAACTGCTCGGCCGCCATTACACGGTTGCTGACGACAAGCGCTACCTGCTGGGGAACTTCAACAGCCACTTGGAGGACAACCTCTTCTTCGTGCTGGACGAGGCTGCCCCGTGGTCGGGGGACAAGGGGGCAGAAGGTGCGCTCAAGGGGCTGATCACCGCGCCACGGCGCCGCATTGAGCGCAAGGGCCAGGACTCCTACGAGGTTGCGAACTACACGCGGGTTGCGATTATCTCAAACGAGGACTGGATCGTCCCCGCCACGCAGGACGAGCGGCGCTACGCGATCTTCAACGTCGGGAACGGGCGCAAGCAGGACCGCAGGTTCTTCCACGATATGAGGGTCGGGATGGAGCAGGGCGGCTATGCCCATCTGCTGCGCTACCTACTCGACTACGACCTGTCTAGCTTCGACGTTAACGGGGCTCCTGAGACCGAGGGGTTGTACGAGCAGAAGCTGCTCAGCCTCGATCCGGTCCACCAGTGGTGGTTCAAGTGCCTCGACGAAGGCTGGATCTCACACTCTGACTTCGACTCCACGTGGCCTCAGGCCGCACTGGAGAAGGAGCGCGTGCGCGCTGCGTACCGCCGCTACCACGAGGACCGCAGGTTCAAGCGGGCTGTGCCCGACGACATGGAGATCGGGCGGCGATTAATGGAGTGCGTCCCTCAGATCAATGGTTCTGGAAAGGTCAAAGATTCGAGGGGCGTGTGGGTCAATTCGTACAAGATCCCGGATCTGGCTACCTGCCGGAAGGACTGGGACAGGTACATCGGCTTCGAAAGGAAGTGGAGCGAGTGAGCCTGCTCGATTCGCCTGAATGGTTCGCGGTCGGGTTCTACCTGGGAGGCGTCTTCGGCGCCGTGGTGATGATGTGCATCGCGACGGGGAGGGGGTTGGACTGATGGGCTACTTGGCGCGCGAGCTGTGCCGGGACTTCACGTGGCGGGGCCACAAGTTCGTGACGCCCGAGGAAGACAAGCTCGACGAGCTGTGGTTCTGCGAGCGGTGCGGGGCTCCGGGGATCAAGGTGCGCTACGAGGACGGTACGGTCAAGGTCATCGAAAAGAGGTTCAAGGTCGGATGAAGTGCCAAGCGTGTGCGAAGGCGAAGGGCGGTCGGTGCTGGCAGCATCCGGCCACCGAGGACGAGCTGATCGAGGAGCGGCTGATCGCTGGGAAGGACGAGTTCGCTGGACGGTACAAGGACCAGTGGAGGGGGCGATGAAATCACAGCCCTACTGGTGGGCGCACGGTCACGGTTACGTGGCGGTGTGCGCCGTGTGCCTCGTGGAGCCGGTGTATGCGACTCCGAGGACGGACACCTCGACGCTGGTCGCGTGCGCCGGGTGTGTGGACGCGATGAGAGCGCGCCGGGCGCTGGAGGTGAAGCGATGACCCACAACTCCACCTGTCTCCTGTGCCCCTCGTGGATCAGGCTCGGGTATTCCGGGTGCATGCGCCACATGGGGGACGCGCTCCAGTCATACCTGGAAGGGCGAGAGATTCAGGCCCGGGCCCAGAGATTTTTGGAGCAGCAGGGGGACGGCCCGTGCGACCTACCTGCTACCGACGATCCGACCGACTGACATCTCGCCGACCTTGAGATCGGCAGAAAGATTGAACCCCCGGCGCCGTGAGGTTCCGGGGGTTCTTCATTCACAAGCTTGGGGAGCACACCTGTACCCAGCTCGATGCTCATCAGATGGGCAACACAGGATTTGAACCTGTGACTCCGTCCGTGTGAAGGACGTACTCTACCGCTGAGTTAGTTGCCCGATCTCAAACGAACATGAATGAGCCGTGAAGGGCTCGAACCTTCGACCCAGAGATTAAGAGTCTGCGCCAGTTGACATTATCGCAGTCGCGTGCGACAATGAAGATGTAAGGGCATTGCATCTCCTGGAGCCAGTTGTGAACGGCGCAAGGCTCTGGGAGCGGTTCCCAAAACTGGGTCGCTTGCGACCCATATACTACCTGGGTCAGCTACCTGGGTAGCAGGCGGAAAAAGGAGCTAGGTAGCAGTGAGCATCTCAGACTCTGTGCACAAGGCCCAGCCCGGCGACGAGGTCTGGGACAAGGGGGAGAAGGGGTCCGTGAAGGGCCTGCACCTCCGCGTGTCCAAGACCACGGGGCAGAAGAACTGGATGGTCTACTACCGCACGATCCCGTACCGTGAGCAGCGGCGGCCCAAGATCGGCGACTACCCCACGCTCTCGTTGGCCTCGGCGCGCGATGTCGCCCGAGACCTTCTGCTCCGCGTGGCCAAGGGTGAGGATCCCTCCAAGGCCAATCAGCTCGCGCGTGGCGAGGACACGGTAGCCGACGTATGGGAGCTGCTCTGGGACGAGCACTACAGCAACCCCCCGACCACGTGGTCCACCAAGGCCAAGCAGATCTGGGAGCGTGAGATCAAGCCGACCTTCGGCGCCCGCCGCGTCTCGGCCGTCACCATCGACGACGTGGAGCGCTGGCACGTGAGCTACAAGGGCCGCCCGTACCAAGGGAACCGTGCGCTGGCCGTACTCCGAAAGCTCTTCAACTTCGCGGAGAAGAAGCGCAAGAAGCCACTGGGCTCCAACCCCTGTACGCACGTGGAGATGCACGGCGAGGAGCAGCGGGAGCGCTACGCCACGGACGAGGAGATCGCGCTGCTCGGCCAGCTCCTGGCGGCCCGCAAGGCTGACAACCCCGCCGCCGCTGCGTTCCTGTACCTCATGATCTACTCGGGCTCGCGGCCCTCACTGATCGAGCGGGCCGAGTGGGGTCACCTCTCCACGCACGCCGTGGAGCCCGGCGTGGTCGCAGGGATCTTGAAGCTGCCGGGGAAGAAGAAGCGCAAGACGGGCAAGGACGACATCGTCGTTGTGCCGCCGAGCGTGATGGAGCTGCTGGCCGTGCTGCCTCGCGACACGCCCACGATGCTGGGCATCACCTTCCCCAAGAAGTTCTGGAACAAGCTCCGCGCCGATGCTGGCTGCCCCGACCTCTGGGCCTACGATCTCCGTCGCACGTGGGGCACGACTGCGATCTCCGAGGGCTTGGACACGCGCGTTGTTCAGAGGCTGATGAACCACGAGACAGAAGAAGCCGCCCGCCGATACCAGCACATCACGCCTGGGTCTCGGATTCGGGCGGCTATTGCAATGGCCGCAACCTATGATCGAAAGCTCAATCCGGCGACATCGGACCAGTCCCCCATTCCGTCGCCGTTGGCAGGCGGCCAGCCTTCGCAGTCAGATCCGCCAGCCAAGCCGGCGGTTCAGGCGGCAGAGGCCCGACCGCAACTGCCGTCGTGCCCCGAGGGCACGACAGAGCCAGCAGACCCACCAGCGCTGCCGACATCAGAGTCTTAGCCACGAGAGGGGATCACCTCCTGGTCCGCACCCGTCCCGCCCGCCACCGGGGCCACGCGCTCCGTGGCGGGATGCGGCACGGACAACCCCAGCGCGCCGAACAGCACGCCGATGGCCACCTGGGTCGCGGTCGCCTCATCGATGCCCGGGATCTTGGTGGCCGCCCACGCGCCGGCAATGCCCGCGACAGCGGTGGCTGCCCGAGCCTTCGTTTCGTTGGTGATCGTCAGCTTGACGGGCTTCCTCAAAAACGGGACTTTGAACTCCCACCGCATTACCTGACCTCCAGCTTGATGAGTTTCAGTTCTTCCATTCGCTTCAGCAGCACAGCCGCACCGACCTGAGCGCTCACGGCGTTCGGGTCGTAGCGCCCATCTGCGATGAATTTGCCTCTGGAATACGGGGGCGTAGCAAAGCTCCACAGATACGGGCTGGGGATGTTCCTCGACTTTGATCGGTATCCCCATCCGTTGTAGCCCTCCAGCTTGTAGAGCGTCCCCGACAGCGACCAGTCATCCCAGTCAGTGAACCCGTCGTACTTCAAGGCATCGAGAGCCGAGTCGTAGAAGGTGTACGGGGGCGGGTGATTGGGTCGGCCAGCGGGCACGTTAACTGTCTTCCGCTTGAGAGAGTCGCCATTGTGCAAGTGGGTAGCCGCGCCGCCACCGCCCTCCAGCTCATCCATCACGGCCACCACGTGCCACGGGACTCCGGTGGCCTTAGACACTGCGGTGTACTGCGGGATGAAGTGGGAGATGCGATCAACCCTCGCTTTCACGTAGTTGGCTTTGTCGGGCCTGATCTTCATCCCCTGCCACCGGGCCACATATTCGGCACGAAGCTGGGGCGTGAGCGACATGCCGGCGCCATACACCCAGGTGCCAACAGTCACGGCGAGTATGATCCCCGCCGATAGCGCTGCCGCCAGCTTGCTCTTGTCTTTCGGTTCCAATGATCTGCTCCTCTCGATTTATCGCGCCCAGGCGTTGACCACGATGGACAGTCCGAGCGCACTTCCTGTTGGCCAGTCCGCATTCACCGAGCGTTGAGGAGACCAATAGATGTCGATGCGCCCATCCTCGACGGGGCACCAAAGCGCGTCGGTAGTGCGCTGCCCGCCGCCAACGTGCGCCTCGCAAACCTGCGTGTGGTAGCTGCCCCGGTTGTCGGCCGTAGCCCCGGGCCTTCGGAAAGAGACAGTGGCCGCCACGATTTCGCCCGTGGTGCCGTGCGTGACGATCATCAGCGTGTGCAAGAACACCGCGCGAGCATCACGGGGCACGCCCAGGCGCGCGAGATCCAGCGTCGTCCAGGTGTTTGGCGGCACGCCGTACTCTTGCCCGGTGATGCCGACATTCGGAAACGCCAGATAGGCGCCAGCGCCGCGCGCCTGCCAGGACGTCGGGTTGTCGCGCGGGATGAAGATCTCGGTGCAGCGGACCCACGTCTCCGGAGGGCACGACCAAACCGGCCAGCTAGCCGGGAACTGGGCGAGCCCGGGGGCGGCGAGCAGAAGCAAGGAGACTGCCACGAGACGAATCATTTTGACTCCTACTGGACAAAGATGCTCACGTTGCGGAGCGTCATCGACTCGCTCGACCCTGTGTTGATCCCGAACCCGCCGCGAAGTGTTACAGCCTGTGCGGCAGTCCAATCAACAGATGTGGCAGCGGTTCCGACAACGCACTTGAACGCTCCGCGATCTTGGATCGTGGACCCCTCGCGTCCAATAATCAGGAAGCCGCCGTTCATCAACGTCCCGCCTGCGCCGCTCGCTCTGACATTCAAGCGGATCTCGAACGAAACGCCGATGTTTGAAGCCGCGTTAGCGACGGCGATGAAAACGTCAGACCCGAAATCGTGAACAGTGACCGATCCGAAGCGACAATCCAGCAACAGCGTCTGGTTGGCGTTGGTGCCAGCCGTATAGGTCAAATCTCCACGGATGATAATCACGCGACCCGCCGCGATGGAGTTGGCCGGGAACGTGTAGATAGACCCGAAGCTTGAGACAGCCGTGTTATCGCTGACGCTACCAATGTCAGAAGTGTTCGCAAATACACAGCCAGGCAACAGGTAGGTGCCGAAAGTGTCCGTCACTCTCGCACGCCCCGTTCCTACAGGCGTGAGGTTGACGTTCTGGTTCGTTCCACTCGCGTTCAAGCTGAGGTCTGAACCTGACAGCGACTGATACGTGTTACACTCCAACGACTTCCCGTTGGGGATCTTGACTAGGGTGCCGGTCCCGTTCGGCTGAATCGTCACATCGCCGTTCGTCGTTGCGGCTTGGATTGTGTCCGCCTCGAACGTCTTGCCGGTGGCCACGGATGCCTTGCCGGTCCCGGTCGGCGTGAGCACGACGCTTCGATTCGTCGCGCCAGCGGTCAGCACGAGGTTCGCGTCCGTGCTCGTCGTGATCGCGCTGGCCTTCAGCGTCTTGCCAGAAGTCACGACCACGTTGCTGCCGGTAGGCGTCAGCGTTAGGTCTGTAGCCGCCGTGATATTGGTGATCGTGTCGGGCAGCACGGAGATGCTGATGTTCGCTTCCTGCGCAGGACTCTCAGATGCTGCGAAGTGCGAGCTGAAATCCACCGTGTTGAACGTGCCGCCACCCAGCGAGACGTTGTCCGACTTGACGGTGATGGTAGCAGAGCCACCCGTCGCGGACAGAGTGCCACCGCTGAGAGAGAGACCCGCGCCGATGCTGATTTCCTCGCCGGCTCCCGCTCCCGCCGTTGAGCGGCCAGCGAGCTTAGTGGTGGCGCTAAAGGCCAGTCGAGAGGGGGAGATGGTGTTGTCCACGAAGAAAGCGCCTGCGAACAAGCCGCCGGTCTTGATCACGAACTCGCCAGTGCTGATACCGAAGGAGCTATTAAACGTCAATTCCTGGCCATTGCCGGCGGTGCTTGCGCGGCCAAGGATCACGTCGCCACCCGCCGTTCCGATTTTGGCCGGCGTGAGCGCGCCATCGGCGATGGTGAGCGTGCGGTTCGCGCTCAAGTCGCCACCGCCCGTGATGCCGCCGCTGGTATTGATCGTTCGCGAGGACGGGGCCGCGCCCAGCGTGGACAGCATCGCCGCCGCGTTTGCGTCGTCCAGAAGATCCCGGCCCGCGTTCGTGCAGGTGATCACTTCGGCGGCGCCGCTGCCCGTGAACCGGATGATCTTGTCCGCCGCGCTCGTGAGGCCCGCGATGGCGGTGAGTTCGGCATCCAGAGGCTGGGCAATCGCGCCAACAGCGGTGTTGAAATCACTAATCGTGGAAGCAGTCTGCGTGCCGGTGTGGTTCGCGCGGGCGCGGTCTGCAGAGTGCATGTGCAGAGATGACGCATCGCTGGCCGCGCCGCCCGTGAGCACGCCCAGGCTGACGGCATCGACGCTCAGGTCGGCGAGAACCCAGCCGTTCCCACTGCCATTGACGGCGAGGGCTTTGTTCGCAGACAGCGTTGCGGGAAGCTTCGGATCGAATGCCGCAGTCCTGCCATCGGGCAGTCGAGCTGACCGCGTGGCGAGGCTCTCGACGTACTGAACCTGATTGGTCAGGATGTCGAGGCGCTTCGACAGCTCCGTGAGGTTCACGGCCTGGTTGGCCGTGAGGCTCAGAGTCTGAGTGAGCGCGGGCTTGAGAAAGGCCACGGTGGTCTTGCCGACCGCAGCAGCCACGAGCCGCGTGATCGAGCCGCCCGAAGGGCTGCCCGTGCCCGACACCGTGTAGTTGGTGTTGATGGCCAACGTGGTCTCGGCGCCGGTCGTGTCATCGACCTCCAAGACCACGATGTCGGACGTGCTGTAAAAGACGTGCGGAAAAGCGAGGACCGTGGTGACGCCGTCACCAGCAGCAGAGAACCGAGTGGTGGTCTGGGAAACGGGCATTGTGGGACATCCCTCCTAGAAGAGCGTCCCACGCGCATTTCAAGGCCCTCTGAAGCCTTAAACTGACCCGAAACCCTGGAGGCTACTCGTCTGCTATGTACTTCGACTTCTTGCGGTTGTAGACCTCGCGCAGCTCGGGGAACTTGGCCTTCAGCTCTTCCATCGCGGCGTCTCGGTACTTCTTCATCACCGAGCGCACGAAGAGCGCCTTGCCACCGTCGCGCCCGTCCGTGAGCGTCTTCCACTCCTCGGACGCCTCGCCGGCCTGGCCCTGGACCACCGCGTTCAGGTAGTCCTTGCAGCCCACGGGCTGATCCATGTCGTCCATCTCCAGCTTGACTCCGTTGCCCGCCAGCACCTTGTAGGCCTCGTAGATGTCAGCGCGACGGGACAGATTGACCGGGACGCCACGCTTCGGGGGGTTGATGTCGTCCTCGTACATCAGGTGGACAGTCTTGCTGGGGTTCTGAGGCGCATAGCGCACCTGGCGCAGCGCGGCGTCGATGGGCTCCTCGTTCTCCTCTCGGACTTCAATAGGCGAAACCATCCGCCCGATCTTGCCGAGAGCTGACTTGTAGCTCACCTTCCGGCCCCACACGTCGTGGCGAGAGACCAGAGCGGAGTTGAACATTGGGAGCCGGGCGCGCATCGCGTCAAGGCCGCTCTGCGCAACTTTCATGTCAGGGTCAATAGCCTGTGCCACGTCAGAAAACAGCACAGGCACGTGCATCCCCATCCACCCTTCGAGCAGCCGTTCACCTCGCCCGTTCTTCCCGCCGTTCGTGATGGCCTCAACCACCCTGCCCACGCCCATGAGCTGCGTGCGATTCATCAGCGTCTTGCCGATCCCGAGGATGCCAGTCATCAGGACTTCGCTGGACAGCTTGTCGCCCAAATCGTCGTCATCCTCCTGGTTCATCGCAGCCTCTGCGAAGTCGGCAGCCCAGACGAACGGTGAGGCGATGGGGTCGAGCCGAGAGATGCCCACCCGCGTGGCGCCAATCTGGATGCTGTGCGGGATACGCCCGCTGCGGCGCTCGGCCTCCTTCTCTTCAGGGTCGTCGGGCCCCGAGCCGTGGATCACGCCGTTGAGCGTCCAGTCCACCACGGTCATGAAGAACATCGTGCCGAGAGCCCACTGGGCCTTGGCGATGTCGGCCCGCGCGCCGCCGGCTTCAATCTCCTTCCACCACCGCTTGGACACCGGGGCGAAAGGCGAGTGCTCCAGGCCGTCGCGGAAGATGTTCAGCCCCGACTTGCGGAAGGGCACCGTGAGACGGCCGAGCACCGGAACCTTCTGAACAATCTGCAGAGCCTTGTCCATCAGCTCCATCGGCGCATCGGCGTAGGTGTGCTTGACGGCCAACTCAGCCGCCTCGTTAAGCATCTCAGGGGTCGGGTTGTCCCTCAGCTCAGCAGCCATCTGAGAGATGCGGTCCGCGAAGACATCGTCGCTTTCTCCCATTGAGCGGCGGATGTACCCCTGGCTCGCCATCTCACGCGCCCTTCGATACGCGAGCGCCGGGAGTTCCATGTCGTTGATGACAGCCTTGAACATGTCGTCCGTGGAGCGGATGATACGGCCTGGCGTCTCAAGCACCGTATCGAGGAAGTCCATCGCACGCCCGTAGGGCAAAGACTGTAGGAACCCGAAAATATTTCGCTTGATGCCGCCGTGCATCGGATCGGGGCGCAGGTTCTTGACGAGCCACTTGCCTTCTTCGGCCCACTGCTCGGAGGACATCGCGCCCTTCGCGCCGTCGTCGAGCTGGCTGGCTCCCACGCGCTTCGCAACATCACCGTCCAGGAAAGCGCCGTTCTTCATGAAGTTGGACCACGCGCGCCGGAACCCTGAAGCCATGCCGCCGATCAGATGCCCGACTTCCTCAAGAGCCACGGCCTCAGACCCTGAGAGCTGGCCATACCCGACCGCCGCAGCCCGCGTGACCACGATGTCCACGAGCTTTGAGAATCCCGAGCCCGCGTTGGCCGCGATGGTCTTGGGGCCAGAGAGCAGCGAGAAGTACAGATACTGGCCGTGGAGCTGCCCGAGCTTGTCGAGCGTGGACAACGCGGCGTACTTGGACATCGCCGCGTAGTTGTCCGTCTTGGCCAGCATCGCCACGTCTTCCGCCATCTTCAAGAGTCGCTTGTCTCCACCGCGCGACTGGATGAAGGCGTCGAGCTGCTCGCGGAGCTTGGGGGTCTGCTTAGCCGGCATGTTAAACTGGTTCAGGCCGCGACCATATTCCGTCTTGATGGCCATCACGTGCCGCTGGATCACGCCGTGAATGAACTTCGCGCGCTCGTGAGCCAGAAGCGTCTCGGGCGAAGGGTTGTGGACCGCCGCGAGCGCCGTGTCCCGCAGGGCCGCGCAGGAGGTGGCGAAGAAGTTGCGCAGCGCCTTGGTCTTGCCGGCGAGCGGAACGCCACCGTTCTGGACCCGAGCTTCCAACATCTCCTTCCACACGTTCTGCATCCCAGCGGAAAGCTCCGTCTGGCGCTGGGTCACCACGCCGCGCTGCGCGCTGGATACCGCCTCCTTGTCGAGTTCAATGGCCCTGAGCGCCATCCGCTCCAGAGTCTGATCGTCCACGGCGAGGTTGATGTTGGGCATCAACTTGCCCTTGAGATCCGGCTTGTCCTTGACGAAGAGGTCGTGCGGGCTCGCCTGGCCCAGCGGGCCACGGGCCACGTCGTCCATCTCGGCCGCGAGCTTGGCGGTCTTGCCGGCGTCGGTCATCTCGGGCAGCGGAACGAACAGCTCTTCGCTGTCGATGTCCCCCAGGGGCCGCATCGCAGCGGTCATCGCGTCCTCGGCTTCCTTCTGCACACCGGCTGCGAGCGCCTCGCGGGCCGCCTGCTCCGAGAGCCGCTTCTCCTCGTCGAGCAAGAACTTTGCGCGGTTCTTCGCCCGGACAGCCTTCGCGAACGCGAGGATCCTGCCCGCCACAGCTCCGATGGCCGCGTTCTCCAGTGCGTTCTTGAGCCGCCCTTCGAGCTGACCGTCCTTGTCGTCAGCGGCCACGAAGTCGAGGTACGACTGGAGCGCGCTGGGCGCGACCTCCTTGAGCATGTTGGACAGCCGCTTCTCGTGGGGATCGAAGGCCGCCGCCGTCACGGTGAAATCTTTGATTGCCTCGCCGGCAAGCCCCATCCCCTCGGCCTTCTGGAGCACGTTGCCGATGACCGGCAAGGGCTTCAGCAGAGCGAGGCCCGTCTGGAACTGGGCGAACTGCTGAATGAACTTCCCCGTTACGGTGTCCGGGCGGGCGAAGTCGAGACGGGGAAGCTGCACCCCCTTGCCGTCGCGCTTCGTCTTGCCATCAGATTCCACGTCCAGCAGAGGACCGTATCCGGTCGCCCCAGCGGCAGCGCTGGCTGCCCACGCTGCAGGGTCGCCGTTGTCCTTCAGCGCAGCAACTTCAGCGTCTGAGGCTGCCGAGTCGTTCATCGCAGCGATAGCGTCCGACATGTTCTGGACGGCGTCACGGGCCCCCGTGGCCACCGCGCCCACGCCCTCGGCGCCCACGCCCCACGTCACGTCCTTGACCGCACGGACACCGAGGTCTCCGACCTTCGCTGCCGCATTGTATGCGGTGTCGCCAAGCGACGAGCCCTTCTTGGCCTTGCCCTCCGTGGACGGGGGAGGGGGCGGCGCCGCGCCCGGGGTTGGCTTGGGCAGCTCGTCGCTCAGCTCCGGGAACTCCTCACGCAGTGCGGCCAGGCGGCGCTCCGCGTCCCGCTGGTCTTTGTCAGCGGTGAACGTCAGCTTCAGATCTTCGCCGTCCACTTACTGGCCCTCCGTCCTGTTGCGTTCGGCCTCCTGGGCCTTCAGTCTCTGGTAGTACGCGCGAGTCGCACGCGACACGTTCTCTGACTCGACGTTGAAGCGGGCCGGCCCGATCACCTTCGCCTTGTAGTCATTCTCCAATTTCTGGAGCGCAGCCTTCGGATTGAACGTGCCGTCCCGAAGACCCACGGTGTAGTCGGTCTTGGGGATGTCGTCGATGTTGCCCAGCGACTTGCGACCCTCGTCCACCAGCCGCGCGCGGATCTTCGAGGCCTTCTCGCGGGTCATGTCCTTCTCGCCGCGAACCTCTTCCATGTAATGCCGCACCTGAGTGCTCGTAAGCGACTGCACCCGGCGGTTGTTGGGGTTCCCGCCACCGACCTCCTGGCGGATCGCGGCCACGTCCTCCTTGAACCAGTAGGGCGCGTTGTCCTTGCCGATCTGCATCTGCGCGATGGACATGACATGGAGGCGGTCCTTCTCCGTCAGGCCGCCCGCACGCGCCTTCTCGTCTGCGGCACGGTGGAGCTGATCAAGCTGCGCCTCGGTCTCGACGTCGTAGGCCATCTGCTCCAAGCTGAATCTAACGTCGGGGTTAGAATGAGTCTCCTTGGGCCGGGAGACGTACTCCAGCCACTTGGCCGTGTTGGACTTCCCAAGGGCGTCAGCGTACTTCAAGACATCTTTCAGCTCGACATCGGGGGCCCAGTCATTGTAGGTGCGCGGGCCACCGGGGGCCCGCTGCGCTCGAAGAACGCCGAGAGCCCGGTCGGCCGCCGCGTCCCGCTCCTCCGCAGTGTCCTTGGACCTCGACTGCGCACGGTCCGCGAACTTCTGCGCCAGGCGGGTCCGGTCGCCTTCCTTGAAGTCGTTGATGTGGAGCAGGAACTCATTCAGGTCCGGGTTGCCGTCCTTGCCCTTCGCGAACTCAGCATCAAACTTCCCGGCGAGCGCATTTTTGTCCGTCTCCTCCTTCGCCTTGCGCTGCGCAGCAAGACGGGCAACCTCAGCGTCTGCGACCGAGATGAGCGAGCCGGGCGGAAGGTTGTTGGCGTCGGGCGTCTTCAGGAACTCGCCGGTCGTGAGGTTCAGAACGGCATCCTTGTACTTGATGGCCGCCCCGATCTCTTTGGCCCTGCGCTCCTTCTCGGCTGCGTCCTTGCCGTCCTGCACGTAGGCCTGAGCGAACCTGGCCACGTCGGGCTTCTTCATCTTGCGGTACTCACGCTTGAAGTCCTCGACATCGAACGCGCCCTCTGCCCGCTGGAGGTCAAACCTCGTCGCGACCTCCCCGGCGTATTTGTCCTCCAGCTCGAAGTCCACCTTCTCTGCTTTCGCCGTCGCCTGCGTGACCTTCTCTAGCACCACGGAGGGGTCGAGCTTGAGCGCGTACTTCATCACGGTCTGAGGCCCGTAGTCGCCGCTGGCGATGTCGCGCGCCAAGGACAACGAAGCCTCACGGCTGTCCAGCTCCCACTGCCTCTTGGTCAGGTTCCAGGCGTGGTCCTCATCTGCCCACCGCTGCGTCATCTGCTGCCGCTCTTCGGTCAACGCCGTGTCCATGAACCGGCGCCGCGCAGCTTCGTCGATCCCTTTGAGGACCGTCGAAGGGTCATTCAGCCACTTGTACGCAGCGCGGGGATCACGCGCGATGCGAGTCAGCACCTCAGACTCGGAGAGATCCTTGTCGAATTTCTCCATCCACTCCACGGCGTCGGTGGCCTTGATGAGCCCATTGGACATGAGTCCCTTGACGGCGTCCTCCGCGTTCTTGTAGATGAAAGGGCGCTGCAAAGATCCCGCAAGCACGTACTGCCTCTTGAACCCTTCCATCGACTGCTTCACGGAGCCAATGGTGTTGTCCTTGATACGGCCCACCAGCTTGCTCTTGATATCAATCCGATGGCGCACGACATCGTCCTCGACGCTGGACTCGAATGCGCCGCGCAGGCTCTTGTCGAGCCCCATGCCGTACTTCTGCTTCAGCTCCTTGACCTTGGCCTCGTATGCGTCAGGGGCCTTGGTGGGGTCAGGCACCACGAGGTTCTTGTTCTCGTCGAGCCTGCCATTCATCTGCTCTTCGGAAAAAGTCGAAAGATCGCTAAGCATGCCCGCCTTGGCTGCAGTGAGCTTGGCCTGGTTGGCGGCGTGGATCTGCTGCGCCTCGATTTCTCCGACCACGCTCCCGAGCCGCTGGAGCGCCTGGCCCACGTTGGCCAAGCCCTGTGCATCCGAGGTGCTCGCCTGGTTCTGGGCCCGGATGGCCGAGGCGCCCGCAGACTGCGCGAGCCCGGCGCCCGGCGCTGCGTCATCGCCCGAGGCTGCGCGGCGGTTGGGCGGCCCGCCGGGGTTCGTCTGGGAGAGGTACTCCTGGATTTTCGCCACGGGTCACTTGCTCCTTTTGAGCGTCTCGTACACGGAAGTGCCTGCGCCCAAGATGGCGGCGAGCGCGTTGAGATTCCCTGACTTCCGAACCCCGCCGGCCTGCGAGGACATGTTTCCTGCGCGATTGATCGTCAGCCCAGCCTGCTTGCGCGCGTTGACGGCACGAGCGCGCAGCATCTTGGCGTCGTCCTCCATCGCCTTGGCGCGCAGCTCGCCATCGAACCGAACCGTGATCTCGTCGAGGGCAGCCGTGGCCGCGCTCTCTTCCAGCACATCGCGCGCGGAGCCTTCAAGCGTCAGGCCATTGGCGCCCACCGCCGCGATGGCTGACCCGATCTTCTTCTCGTTCTGAACGCGCATCCTGCGCTCGGTCTCAGCCGTTCTCTCGCGCTCAATGCCCGCGTCTTCCTCCAGCCGCCGGGCGTTGAAGTCGCTGGCGTCGGCCTCGGCGAAGATCTGGTCAGCACTCTCGCGGACGAGATTTGCTTCCTGCTCGACAGCACGCGCGTCGGCCTTGGCTTTCTTCTTGGCTGCCTTCGCGGAAAGGATACCCCCGACGACCGTCGAACCAATCGCCCACGGGAGCCCCATTACCCTTCCTCCGCAGCCTCTGCGATCCTCACGTACATCGAGCAATCGCGGCCCCCGGGGTGGTACGACCGCATTCTGTCGCACTCCAGCTCGAAGCCGAGAAGACGCACGAACTTGTGGCCCTCGGGGAAACCGTCCCTCAATACTACTGCCTCGACGCGAGCCAGCCGGGAAGCCTTAAGGGTGTGCATCCCCGCGCGCACGATTGCTAGCGGGTGGGTCTTCCGGGCCTCAGAGTCTATGGCCGCCCAGGCTTCACCCCTCCCGGGCCAATGCTCCACGACGCCACTGCACATGAGGGCTCGGCCCTCGTCCGAGAGCAAAGTGAAGTTGCCGGGTAGCGACTCCAGAAGCTCCACGTCAACTTCCGCCCCCATGCTGTAGCTCAGCAGTGGAATGAGCCTGACCTGCTCCATGTGCTCGCGGCGAAACGGGACGATACTCGTCATCGCTCGTTCGTCTCCATGATCGGGGCGATGAAGAGGATCGTGGCGGGCGTGGGCTCGTCCATCCTCAAGCAAATCGACCCCTCGGTATCCATCGAGCCATTGAACTGCTGCGCCACCTGGCCCGTGAACAGCGGCACCGCAGCGTCCGTGATATCGGACGGCGTGCGAAAGACCACCGTGTCCAGATTGCTGAACGTCGGGCCGATCTTCATGCCCTGGGTGCGGTAGACCCGGAAGTTCGCTCGGTGCACGCGGCGAAGCTGCGCACCAGCAGAGCCACGGGCTGCACCGGCATCCAGCGGCAGGGTTTTGATGTCGCTGTTGAACGGGAAGCCCACGTGGGCGAAGCCTGCCTTCTGATCCAGCGTGACGGAGCCAGCCGAGACCGCAACGCTCGCCTGCGGCGCTCCGTCGCCGAGCACCGCGAGCGTCTCTCCCTCAAGGTGAAAGAGACCCGACAGAGAGTTGGTCCGACGAATGACGACGCCACCAGAGGCGTAGGCCGTATAAGCTGTTCCGTCAACGCCGGATAACTCGAAGGTGTTAGCGGTCGCGTTAGCCACCGTAAACACCTTCCCGTTTATCTGCGTCATCCCCTTGACCGACTGGATGAACACCTCGTCGCCGTTCGTGAGCCCGTGGCTAGTAGATGTCACGACCACCGGGTTGGCCGCCGTGGCGCCCGTGATCGCCGTGGACACGTCACGTGACAGCCCACAGTCCACGAAGTACGCCTCGTGCTGCTCGTCCTCGCGGTCGAATGACTTGCTGAAATACTCGACCGTCCGAACCGTCTGCCCGTTGATGATTCGGCGAACGATGAACCATCCTTCATCGTAGGTGTTGCCCGAGTTCGGGATGAAGGCCACGGCCTCGGCTACAGGGTAGTCGCCGCCCGCCGTGCTCTTGCCGCCGAAGACGTGCCTGTGCCACGCGGCGCGCAGAGTGTCTGAATCACGCTCGAAAGTCAGGGCTGCGACGTGGCCGTCTTTCCGCACGACCCACAGAATCGGCTGGGGCTCCTTCTGCCACGCCATCTCACGGACCCCAGACTCTAGGATGTGCTCTGAGATCACGGTGAGGTCGATGGCGTTGAAGCCGTCCGCCGACAGGTCGAAGCGCAGCTCACGGATCTTGTATCCGCTGGCCTGCACGAAGAGCACGCTGGCCCCCGCGCGAACGGGTGACACATTGATTGATCCCCACGCGCTGATAGGAGGCGCCTGAATGTCGGTCGGCGTGATGGCCGCATTCGTCGTGTTGGGTCGCACGAAGAACTCGCCGCCGGCAGACATGATGACGCCGCCCTTCTCATGGCTCACGAAGCCCGTGGGCTTGTTCACCCCGCCCGTATCGAGAGTTGCGGCAATCGCAAGGTTGTCGGCGGTTGAGGTGCCGTTGATCTGGGTGGGCTGGAAGTTCTCGAAGTCCTGGCTGACGCTCGCGTCCACGCGCAACGGCGCCGCGCTGGCCCCGCCGAGGATCAGCCTCGCCTGGTGAAAGGCGACGAACGAAGGGAAGGACGCCGTGAAGTAGAGCCCCAAACGCCAGGAGGTAGTCGCCCCTGTGCCGCCCAGCGCCGCAGAGGTCGTGCCCGGGAAGAGCTGCACTGTCGCGTTGACCACCGTGGTGCTCGTGAATCCCGTGATCTTCACGTAGCCCGTCGTGCTGCTGTGGGTGAGGCGGACAAGGCGATCCACGTCCGTCGCGGCAAACAGGGCCGAGCTGGCGGTGAGTGTGATGTTGCCCGTCGTGGCGCTCGGGGTGATGGTCACTGCCGTGTCGTTGGGCGAGAGGTAAGGCCCGTCTTCGAACGCGACGGTTGTCAGGGTCCACACTGTGTGGTCCGTGCGCGTCAGCTTGCGCGGAGCGTAGTTGGGGTGAACGATGTAGACCACGTCGTTCGACTGCGCCCAGCGGATGTCAGGCAGGTCAGCTTCCAGGTACGGGCTTGCCACTTCGACGATTTTCGAAGCGCCGCCGCCACTGGTGTAGGCCGTGAAGGTCGTGCCGTTCACCGCAGAACCAGACTGTGCGTGCTGAAGGGTGAAGGTGTTCGCTGTCACGCCAGCGACCCGGAACTCACGGTTGTTGAGCTGCACCATCCCGGCCACGCCCGTGATCACGATTCGGTCTCCGTTGGAGAACCCGTGGGCGTTGCTGGTGATCTCAACCGGGTTGGCCGCCGTGGCGCCCGTGATCGTCTTGGCCGTGAAGCCGATCAGACCGCCATTTCGATAGAACCGGAAATATTGATTACCAGCCTCGATGATGTATGCCTGGGTCTTCGAAAACTCGAAGGGGATGACGCGCGTAAACTTAGATGAGTCCTTGACCTCAGCCGCAAAGCGCGTCCCGGGCCTCCGCGTCACGCCGCCCTGAACCAACGGCACCATGTTCAGGCAGGTTTCGAGGCCAGTCTTGTATCGGTCGGCGTCGATGCGACCGAACATCAGAGGCGATATCTCACCACTGGAGAAGTCATTGAGGAGCGGCGATACGCGAGGCATGGCGTCAGGCCCTCACGGTGATCCACGAAGGTTCGGGCGGGGAAACAGAGATCTGCTGGATGGCATTCCTCTTCTTCGCCCTCCGAATCGTCAGCTCCTTCTCGTTCATAATCTCCGCTTTCATCGTGCTGCTCTGGGTCAGCTCCTGGCACATCTGGGCTGCCATCTCCAGATAGACCACCTTCGCGAAAAGCGGAGAGAATACCGATTCGTCCACAATGGCCACGTACCTCACATCGAGAGGTGCCGAATCGTCGGTCGCGATCTGGCGCCCCTCCACAAGCCAGTCCGTCGAGGCCAGGTTGTACTCGGGGTAGGGGCCGATCAAGTGGAGGCAGTCCTCGGGGAGATCGAAGAGATTGGCCCGCCCGTGGACGGGGGTCTCGGTGCTCTCTGCGAGGCGCCGACGCTTGACGGAGAACGCCCAGTTGTGGTCTTCCAGCTCTTGGTTGACCACGCTGTCGTAGCATCGAAGGCACGCCCTCCCTGCGACCGAATCTTCAGTGATGTCTGAAATGGACTCGATGCCCAACCGCTGAAGGGCGAGATTGCAGATCTCGGTCTTGCTGCTGGGCATCTTGACCCCTTATTTCTGCGGAACCTGTACAGCCCACGCGAACATCGCTGACGGGGTGCCGCCAGTGAGCGCACCCTTGATCTGCCCCGGGGGCAAATTGAAGTCGGCAGTTCCGTTGGCCGTGAGAGACACCCCGGCCACGTTGATCGAGGTGCCATTGGGGCTCACGACCTGCAGCGTCAGAGTCGAGCCGCCGAACGTGCCCTCACCGATGAAGATCCCCTTGCCACCGGGCCACTGGGCAGCGTTGCCCGTGGCCGAGGCGTTGGAGAGAAGATCCGTCCTTCCACCGCTTGCCATCTTCTATGCACCCCCTACGCAGGCGGGAAGTTGCCCTTGAGGATGTGGTTCTTAATCATTTCCAGCGCGAGGAGCACTTCATTCTTGGTGAGGTTGGACGCGAGATCGAACGTGAACTCCATGCTATCCGTGGCCGTTGCAGCACCAACGTCTTCCGTCACGTTGAACTCAGTCTCGCCCCTGGAGAGACCGTATCGCCGGGTTGCCATCGTTAAACCTCAGACTCTGAATCTAGCGAACAAGAGTGGCTGAGCGGCGGCGTGCCGCCCAGCCTTGGAAGGAAGGAATCAGATCAGGTACTCGATCCAGCCGTTGAGCTTCTTGGTCGCCGCCCACGCCTCGGTGACCACCTTCGCGGTCAACGTGAGATCCGCAGTCAGCAGCTCACCGTGGTTCAGCGCGATGGTGTCGCCGAACTTGGTGGTCGCCGCTGCGTCGATGGAGGTGGTGCCGAGGTACTTGGTGGCGGTCGTCCCGTCACCGATCTGGATGCTCGCCGCGCCCGCGCCGGTACTCATGGCCTCCGCAGCCAGGAAACCACCGAGAAGCCGAGCGCCCGCCGGCACCACGACGAGCTGCAGCAGGTCGTTGACCGCCTGATCACCCGCCGGGACGGTATACGAGAAGAACGAACGCTCCACGCGGCCCTTCGAGTTCGAGTTGTTTCGAACCGAGGGGACCGCCGAGCTGTTGGTAATCTGGTCCGACTTGACGGTTGCCATCTATCTTTCCTTTCTATCTTCGAAATCTGATTAGGGGAGTAATTAGCCGGGCCAGCTCATCACTGGCCCAGCCAGACATTAGGCGCAGACGATCTCCACGATCCGCTTCTCTTCGATCCGGGTCGCACCGAAGGTGCCGGTCGCGTAGACCTGCCACGGCTCACCCTGCAGGTCGTTGCGCTGGGAGATCGAGGTCTTGATGTCGTCCCACATGCCCATGTACATCCCGCTCTTCACGTACACAGGGCAGCGGTGCTGCGAGGAGCCGTTGGTCGGCACGCGCTCGCACTGGATGAAGTTGATGCCGAGGAAGCTTGCGATCTTGCCGTCCGTCAGCACCAGGCGGTCATTGAAGTCGCGCGAGGTAACCTGCGCTTCGGCCAGCAGGTTGTCGAGCTGCTTCGACGTGACGATGCAGTACATCGGGTCGTTGTCCACATCGACCTCGTTGGCCATCAGCACGCGGCGCGCTTCACGGAGCTTCGCGACCGTGAGGCCCGTGGCCGACGCAGCGCCGAACGCCGCAACGACCTGCTGGCCACCGGACGTGGAGGCCGTGGTGTTCGCGACGGTCGTGGTCCCGCCGTTCTCACCCGTCTTGGCGTCCGCGTAGAACGCCGCCAGGATCTCGTCATCCATCGCGCGACCCATCGCGTAGATGGCGTTCTGCACGTAGGCCGACTGCGGGTCGGTGATCAGGCGCAGCTTGTCGAAGCTGTCCAGGAGCTGCGGAAGGTCGTAGTCCACCGGGAAGACCCACCGGCGGTCCACAGCCGCATCCACACGCCCCATCGGCGAGAAGCGGCTGGTCACCTTCGACGCAGTGATCGAGGCGATCTGATCGACAGGGGAGGCCTGCTTGCCCACGTGGCGGCCCACGGTCACGGCATCGCGCAGCTTCGAGCCGCGCTGCTGCAGCAGAAGAGCGATATTGCTCGAAAACTGCTGCACGAAATGAGACGGAATGTTGATGGACACTTGGTCCCTCCAGAAGAGTCACGGTTTGACGTTCTTCGAAGGGCTTGTCCACCGGGGCTCTGTGCCCGGGGCGGGGCCGCCTCATGCCCAGGTGCCAGGGCGGGCGTCGGTACTTTCCCGACTGTCAGATCGGCGGATCAGCTCTCGCTGTCAGCCCCGTTCCCGATCAACGCTGACGACTCTGGGGACGCGGCTTTGCCGGCCCCTTGTCGGCTGAGGCTCCACAGACAGGATTCGAACCTGCATCCTCCCGGTTAACAGCCGGTTGCTCCCCAGTTGAGCTTCCGTGGACCTCAGCCTCTGAGAGAGCCGCGAAGAGAATCCTGGCGCGGCCTACCGCCTCTTCCGCACTGTGAGCGTGTGTGTACGTTAAGCGGAGGCACTCCAGGAACTCTTCGCGGGCATTCATCAGTGAAGCCAGTCTAGCGTGAGGCGTTGCGCGAATCGCAAAGCCTTAAACGCCACTGGGTCAGCGGCCACCGTAGGCGATCAGGTGCAGGTTGTCCCACTCCTGTTTCGCCGCCGAGTCGCCAGACATCACGCGCTTCAGGAACTCCCCGTCCTTCGTGAGATCCTGAATGCGAGACTTCGCCGAGTCGGGGGTGATGCCTCCGTTCGCACCAGCCTTGCCCTGGCCACCTTCGAACTGGTGCTCACCGAGCCCGGCGCCGATGGACGCGAGGAACTCCATCCCACCGCTCCATCCCATCCCGGCTTCCAGCTTGCCGAGCGCCTCTTCGCTGATGCCGTACTGGTTGATCACACGCTTGGCGTTCTCCACCAGCTTGGAGTAGCCGTTGCCGTGCTTGGCTTTCAGCTCAGACTCTTCCCGCAGAAAGTCAGCCTCCGTGGCCTCCACCGACTTCTGGCTGCCAGCCTTCACGGCCTCGTTGTACTTGTCGAACAGGCCCTTCGCCTGATCAATCGTCAGACCGAGTTCGTGGGCCCACCCCACGTACTGCTTCGTGAACTCAGGGTCGCCGCCCTCGGGCGCCTGCAGCCCGTAGCCATCGGCCTTCTCGGGCCAGCCGAGCTTCGAGCGCACAGCCTTCCAGCCGTCCGCATCGGCCTTGTCGCGCGGAAGACGCAGCAGTTCGTTCTTGTCCACGCCCATCAGCTTTTCGAGATTTCGATAACTGTCGAGCGCCGTGCCAACGTCCTTGAAGCCTTTGGTCTCAACCCAGCCACGGACCTCAGGGTTCAAACCCGAGGTCCATCCGCCCGCAGGGGCCGAAGGAGCCGCGCCGCCCGGGGCACCGCCCGAAGCTGCGCCCGCACCACCAGCGCCCGCACCAGCACCTACGCCGCCTTCCATCTACTTGCCTTCCTTCGCGTACAGAGACCAGAAGGTCTCCTCGTCCAGTTCAATGTGCTTCTTGATCCTGAGCCACACTTCGCGCCGCCCCTCCAGCACCGCGTGCATCCGAGGGTCGGGGTGATACGTGGACTCGTGGGCGCGGCAGAATCGCGCGAGGTCTTCGAGCACTGCTCGCTGATGGGGCGATGGGCCGCCGAAGACCATCTGATATGCGGTGCGGCGGGACATCAGCTTGATGCGAAGCCAAGCCATCGCAGCCCGGTAGGCGGCGGCGACTTCCTTCACTCCAGCTCGACCTCAGCTTCTGCGGCCTTTACACCCGCGTTAGCCAGGGCAGCAGCGCCAGGGGCCGCTTCCACTTCAGCCTGCTGCTGGGCCGCCTGCGCACGCTGCTCGCGAATTGCCGCCGCGTCCTCTACCGCACGCATCCACTTCTCCGGGACCGCGTGGATCTTGGCGAGGTCACGGATCGCCACGTCGAGGTCGAAGTTGTCCATGACGCTCGTGTCCTGCGTCTGGCCCGCGATGTTCATCGCCACTTCGAGAGTGCGGATGAGGCCAGCGCCTTCCTCTGCCCGCTGGGCCCGGGAGAGCGGAGAGTCGTACTCGATCTTGTACTCGCCGCCGGCCTCAATGAGCTTCGGAGGCATCGGAGGCAGCAGGCCCTGCTGCGCCAGCAGGTCGATCTCGCGCTCGATCAGCGGGCCGAGGTACTCCGACTGCTGGCGGCCAATCGTCGGTGCGAGGAGGATACCCTTCTCCCGCGTCCGCTCCAGAACCTCGGTGGCCGTCATCTCGGGCGTCTCGACGAGGATCTGGAAGATGGTGACCAGGAAGGCGTCGTTGATGACCTGACGCTGGTCGTCCATCAGCTCCTTGCCCACTGCGACGTTGCCGATGGGCAGCGTCTGAACCATCAGCCGCCCGTTCGCATCCACGCCGCCCGTGTTGATGGCGCCGGGGGTCAGAGAGAACGTGTCGAGCACACCGTCATCGTGGACCAGGAGAATCGGGTCCACCGTGCGCTGGCCCTGCACGAGCACCGTGCGCTGCTGCTCGTTGAGCGTCTTTATCGAGGGCAGCACGTCCATCGCAGGCGAGCGACCGTAGATCTCGCCAGGCGCCTGTTCGTAGCGGCTCACCGCGTAGGGGAAGCTGTTGAAGCCACCTCGGTCCACCACGGAGTTGCCTTCGATGGACACGTAGCGCGACAGGAACGGCATGCCGTGCCACGTCTTGGCCCCGGGCTGAGGGGACGGGTTGGGGTGCACGCAGTGCAAGAACCAGAACTCCGCGTCGGGCTTCGAGGCCATCGCGGTCTTGATGGACTCCGGGATCTTGTCTCCCCACTTCTGCCACGCCTGCCGCGCAGTCATGCGGAAGTGCCGGTACACGGTGTCCACCACTCCCTGGTGGTTCTCCTCGAAGTAGACTTCACCCAGATGGATCTGCCGATAGCGCAGGCCCGGCTCGCCGTCGAGCGCATCGACCCACATGGACCCCGACCCGAAGGCGCCAATGCTCAGCCAGTTCTGGTAGTTCTGCGAGGCGAAGTTAGCCTTGGGGCTATATCTGTACTTGAAGAGGAGGTCGTTGACCTGCTCGAACCACAACGCCACCTCCCGGTCTTCAATCAGCGAAGGGTTGTCCGGGACGATGCGGTGCCACTTCTGGTTCCTCGGCGTGAGCAGCGAGTCGAGGATGGCACCGAAGCGCTTGAGCGCGATGGACGCCGTGGAGTCGAAGATGTACTCGGTCCGCTTCTCACCAGGCTGCCGGATGTTGAGAGCGCTGAACGAGGAGGCGTGTGCGGGCAGGACGCGCTGCGCGATCTCTTCCCAGTGAGACTCCCAAGTTCCTCGGTTCCCGCAGATCCTCTTGAATCGAGAGATTAGCTCCTTCGCTTCCTCAGAGTCTGCGAGCGAGCGGCTCGCCTTGGCCTTCGAGTCGGAGTAGGGAGTGGCGGTCCTTGGGCCGCCCGAGACCTCACGCCACCGCCCGTCATACCGAGTGGCCATCGTGTTAGCCGATCAGCGAGCGGCTCAGGAAGTTGGCACCAGCATCGGAGAGACCGCTAGCCTTGCCCTTGTTCTTCAGGGTCGCGAGGCCGCCCTTCGCACGCCGCGCTGGGGCCGCCAGCTCGTCCGACGCCTTCTGAACCTCGGGCGCTCTGGGCGTGGCGACCGCCGGGACAGTCGGCGTGACGGGCGCAGAGACCACGGGGGCGGGCGCAGGGGTGGGGGCGGGTGCCGGCGGGAGTGCCGAGCCGTCCACATTCGTCCGGGTGCCGGCCCCAGACTCCGCGATGGCCGCAAGCTGACCTGGGTCGATAGCGACAGGCGGCGGCGCCTTCTTCTTGCCAATGCCCATGAACGACACGGTTCCTCCTCGCGACAGCGCTCGTGTACCTCGCTTGCGTAACGCTACGTCACTGACGCGAATCGCAAATCAGTACTTAAAAGGGTTGTACTTCGTTCCCGTGGCCACCTTGCCGAAGTTCCCGCCGGCAAGGTGACCGAAGCGAGCCCGGTGGGCCTTCAAGTCTCGGTGCGGAACGTGCACGCCGAACGTGACCACGAAGGCATCGCCGTCGTCAGGGCTCGACAGGCCACGCGCCTTCATCTCGGCCTTGGACTCCAACGCCATCGCGTCACCTGCGCCCGGCAGCTTGTATTCCGGCCCGGCCAGGTCGTCCATGAACTCCTGGTCCTTGTCGATGCAGCCGCCCGAGATCAGCCAGTCGCGGGCCTTGCACCACATCTCCACCCGCTTGTTCCTGTAGCTCTTGGGGTCATCCGCCCCTGCGCCGAACCAGATCTCGTGGACCTTGTAGCCCATCTGCCGCAGGCGGTCGATCACGCCGGCACCCGCGCCCCCGGCGTCGATGCACACCGCGTCCGGGTTGGTCTTCTGGATCCACTGAGCGGCCAGGTTAGCCACCGCCATCGTGTCGAGGCCCTTCACCTTCACGGGCCGGATCGTGCGCCCGTCACGTCCCTGACGCCACCGGAACACCGTGCGGTCGTCGCCAAACCGGGCCACGTCTATCCCCATGATCAAAGGGGCGAAGGGGTCCGTCACCAGCTCGCGCTCCGTGGCCGCCTTGATCCACTCACGGCTGATCAACTGGGAGTCTCCGGTCCGGGGGAACTGGCCCAGCACCTCCACTCGCGCCGGGTCGCTGTCGATCCCGTACTTCTCAATGAGCCCGTCCAGGTAGGCCTTGTCCACGCCCTCGACCGAACGGCTGTCGATGTGCCGCGTGCGCCACGACTTCACGTTCCGGTGGAAGCACTCGTAGAAGGCGCCCGTGTTGCGGCGCGGGTTGGAGAACACGAACCAGAAGCGGTCCATGATCGGGTCGGTGAAGAAGCCCTCGGACACGCGCCAAATGGGCTCGGGGATGCCCGACGCTTCGTCCATCACCAGCATGATCCCGTGGGTGCTGTGGACCCCTGCGAAGGCGTCGGGGTTCTCCTCCCGCCACAACTGGGCCTGCGTGTAGTAGTAGCCCGTGTCGATCTTGAGCTGTTTCTTCAGCAGCTCATCGAACCACGGGGCGGGCTTGCAACTGAGAGTGTTGCGCTCCCACCAGTGGTTGTTGATGGCCATCGTGTGCCACTTGCCCGATTCGGCCCACGTGCGGCTCTTGAGCTGAGACTCTGAGTTAGCCGTGATGATAGTCGTCGAACCGATCCGGGTGCTTCGGAAGATGTCCGAGATCATCGAGACGTAGGCGGACTTACCGATCCCACGCCCCGAGGCCGTGGAGCTGAAGTAGGGGAGGGGTGTGAGGCCCTGCGCCACGCGCTCCTTGTTGCGGCGGATGTGATCGGAGATCGCTTCGAACTCTTCGATCTGCCACTTACGGGGCTCACGGAGGTTGTGAAGCGGCGTGTTCGACTGGCCCCACGGGTAGATGAACTGCGCGCACTTGCGCCAGTCGTCCCGGAGGCTCCACAGCTCCAGCATCAGCTCCTGCTCTTGGGCTGCTGGATATCGTGGGCCGTTGGCGTTCGGAGCGCCGCTCACGCCGCTCGCCCCTTCAGACTCTGGGGGCTGTCAACTTCTGAGCGACTCGTGTTGTAAATTCTAAAAAAATTCGAGCGAGACAATGTCCACGTGCCCTGTCTGGCCGGTGGCCCCCCGCCCCCCACCAGGGCCGGGTCTTTCAACGACCGCGTACATATTTCGCGGGCGCACATATATCGCGCGCGATTGATTGAACGCCCGCGCATGTTCCCCTTGCTCATTTATTTACCGCGCCGCGAGAGGCTGTCGGGCTTCTCGTCGTCCAGGTCTGATGGAGATTGCAAGTCACTTGACCCGATGAGTGGGGTCGGCTCTGGGAGCGGAATCGCGCTTGAAGCCTCGTTGCCAGGTAGCAAGTGGGGCGAGCGTGTCCGCGAGATGGCAGCGTCGAGCGCCGTCCTCAAGTTCACGTCGCCGCTTACGTTGATGTCTACCTTGGGACCAAACTTCCTGGGCTTGGATACGCTGGCGAACCACTTGCGGGCGTCAACTTGGACACGCGCGCGCGCGGAGTCGGGCTCTGTGTCTGCGATGGTAACCACGTCGTCGGCCATCAACTCTGACTTCGATTCCATCGCCAGTGTGTACATCCGCAGCAACTCAGCGTCTGACTCGACGGCCTCAAAAAACCGGCGGATTGCCGACCCGTCGCCCCCTGCTACCTTGCGCAGCGACTCGCCAGCAAAGAGCCGATCTATCCTGGCTTTCACTTCTTCCTTGGTCACGCGAGCAAGACTCAACCCCAGATAAAATTGCGAAAGATGCAATTAGGTCATTGACATCTCAATCCGCAGCTTGTACTCTCCGATACAGGAGATGGCAACCCGTCTACCTGAGACACTGAGAGGCAAACGTGAATCGAGACGACATCGAAGTGTTTTTGGCGATATTTATGCCTTTCTGGCTTCCTTTCGTGCTTGCGGCTCTGGGCTTCTAACAGGAGGATATGAGATGGATTCTCACGAGCTTTGGGGTTGGGGGCGCTTCATTGCGAACCACGGGATCCCTTGGACAATCGACGAAGGCCAACTTTGGGCCCTTGACCGCTACACGCATAATGGCGTCTACGGCGAGAAGTGGATCAAGCTGACTTGCGGCCGCGAAGTCTACGACTGGCTTGGCTACTAGCTTGCGATTACCGCAAGTCAGACTCTGAGACTCAACAAGCGAACAAAGGAGAACACGAAAATGGATACCCTCACACTCAAGGCACGCAACGAACTGCAGCGCGACCAGGACATCAGGATTGCCGTAGCGCTTGATCAGATTGATCCCGTGGAATACTTCGCGGACCGGGATGTCGTGACAATGGATCAAGCCAAGTTTCGCAAGACCGCGAACGAGACCTACTTCCAGGTAGGCTTGACTCTCAGCCCGTGGCGCGAGTCAGGCGATTGGAACTTGTGTCCGTTCGCGTCTGCGGGGTGCCGCGCGTCGTGCCTCAACACCACCTACCGCCTGGCATACTCGCCCAACGTGAGGACGCGCGTGTTGCGCACGAAACTGTTGATGACCAACCGCGCGAAGTTTCTCGAATACGTCGCGCGTGATCTCGCAGCGGTTCGGAAGAAGGTCCACAGGGCCGGGCGCATCCTCGTTGTGCGCTGGAATACCCTGAGCGACATCAACGCTGAGACCGTCTACAAGCCTATCTGGAGCGAGAATGACGTTTACGTCGACTACACCAAGAATGCCGCGCGCTATCAATCCTGGCTCGAAGGCAAGCTACCTTCTAACTACCACTTGACTTTCTCTCGCAGCGAGACCAACCAAGCGCGGGCCGAACTCTTCGTCGCGCAAGGCGGAACGGCAACGGTCGTTGTGCGCAGCGAGGCTTTCAGGGCGGAGATGCTGGCGCACGGTTGGAACGGCTTTCCTTGCGTCGATGGAGACATCTCAGACCGGAGATGGGAAGACCCCAAGGGCCACTGGGTCGTTCTCGTTGCCAAGGGAAAGGCAAAGTCCGACCGCTCTGGCTTCGTCATCTAGCTTGCGATTCCGGCAACAGCAACGTTTCAACTCAACCAAGGAAACATCAATGCTTACCCTCGTCCCCGCCTACGGTCGCGATTATAAGAGCAAGGCGGCCATTTTGGCCGACCTTGAAGCTGGCAAAGACTTCCTCGCAGTAAGCTACGACCGCGATGGATACATCAACATCGAGGGCTTGCGCGAGCACGGTATCAAAAGCGTGAACGTGCGATACGGCAAGCTGCGCAAGGTCGCGGTTATC